AGAAAGAATTAGAAGAAGTATTCAATTGTTCGAAAGGTCATCCCCCAATACTGAAAAAGTATCTAGGAGGAGAGATAAGTTTAGAAACCTTGGCAATCTTCGAAAAAATCTTTTCTTTTGGGAAAAAATTTAATCGTAAACTAAAAGATCCAGTGTGGGAAACCGTTAGTTTGAAAGTAAAAAAATATATTCCCTTCCTAAATATTAATGTATTCCACTATAAAAAAATTCTTAGAGAGATTATTAATGAGTAACTTTTTTGATTCAGAGATCATTCAAAATGAACTCGAAGAAATAAATGAATTACAGAAAACTTTATACAGAGATGTTATGGAATTTTCTACCATGGAACGTGATGAACAAGTGGAACACATTGATTTATTGACTGAATTATTAGATAGACAAAAAATTATGTTTGCTCGATTGTCTCTATCTGATGATCCAGAAGCTATTAAAATGAAAAGTCATTTGCAAAAATCAATTCCACTGATGGGGTTTCCTACAGGGACTGATATGAATCTTCTTTTTGATGGAATGAAAAAAACAATTTCACAACTCAAAGAGAATATTGACAAATCATAATTAATCTATTATAATCTAAACATCCAACGAAATCTAATTTAATCCGAGGTATCTAAAATGTCGTTTGCTGATCTAAAAAAGCAATCAAAGCTAGGTTCTTTAACCGCAAAGTTAGTTAAAGAAGTCGAAAAATTAAACACTAACGGAGCATCAGGTGATGACCGTTTGTGGAAACTAGAAGTCGATAAATCAGGTAATGGTTATGCCGTTATTCGATTCTTACCAGCACCAGATGGTGAAGACTTACCGTTTGTAAAACTGTATAGTCATGCATTCCAAGGTCCTGGTGGATGGTATATTGAAAACTCTCTCACTACACTTGGTCAGAAAGATCCCGTATCAGAGTATAATTCTCAGTTGTGGAACAATGGAACAGATGCAGGTAAGGATGCTGCTCGTAAACAGAAACGTAAACTTACATACATCAGTAACATTTATGTTGTAAAGGATCCTGCTAATCCTGAGAACGAAGGAAAAGTATTCTTATATAAGTATGGTAAGAAAATCTTTGATAAACTCACAGCAGCAATGCAACCTGAGTTCGAAGATGAGGAAGCAATTGATCCATTTGATTTTTGGCAAGGTGCTAATTTTAAATTGAAAGCAAAGAATGTAGCAGGTTACAGAAACTATGATAGTTCTGAGTTCACTGCTGTTACTCCTTTACTTGATGATGATGACGCACTTGAGTCTATTTGGAAGAAAGAAAACTCTCTCAAAGAGTTTGTTGATACTGATCAATTCAAATCTTATGATGACTTGAAGAAACGTTTAGAGTATGTTCTTGGTAGTAAGAGACCATCTAGTTCAATTGAGGAGGAAGATACTGATCGTGGTGCTGCTGAAGAGTTAGTTACCGCTGCCGTATCTACAACACCATCATCTGTTAATGAAGATGATGATGACGACGCACTTTCATATTTTCAGAAACTTGCAGATGACTAACCAATAGTTATTCTAGTATTTTCTGTTCTAACTAATTTACGATTCACAAATTGAGATGACTTCTTGTAGGTCATCTCATTTCTTATGTCATTTAAAAATTGTTGTAAGTATTCTCTACGTAAAACAAATATAGTTCTTTTTCTCTCATTTAATTCCTGTTCATATTCATAATATGTCACACCTCTTACTGGATTTAAAGTTGCAGAATCATTATTATCGACATCAGGTTTTGGTATTTTAAAATCTTTATCTACAATTTTACCTTTTGGTAATACTATCACTCCTCTGGCATTTTTTACTTCGGTGGTTTCATAATGACGAACTTCATTTATCTCTTTAATACCATATCTCTCAACAACTAAATTATATAATTCTTTACTAGGTAATGGCCAACCATCACGAACATTTATGATACCTGCTGTTGTTAATACAACCCAATCAAGACTTGATTTGCCATATAAATCTCTCGCAACTGTATCTGGTCTATCTCCATCATCTATTTCGTATTTGTTGAAGACCGTAAAAACATTTTGAAGGTCATCACGTATTTTCATACGACGAAATAAATTTTTTGCCGTGATATAACTTGCACTTGATACACGATTAGAAAACGGTGACTGGTATTGTATATTTGGTAGTTCTCTAAAATAACCCATTAGAATCCTGTGCCTCCTTTACCTTCTTCTGATTCATAATCCTCAGAATATATTGGATTTAATTCTTGGAATGTTAGATTTAATTTCATATGAACAGGTGATGTATTGTCGTATGTTGCATATGTTCCTGCTCCAGTGTAGTTTACTGCCATGTTTAACATTGCCATTGGTTTGAACCTATGTAAGAATAAGTGATCATCACTACCTGTTTTGTAAGTTAGTTGAAATACATCTGGTGCTTTAATGAATAATCCATTACCTTCTCCCTCTGATTGTTGTTTTGCGTTCATACTAATTTTAAATGAACGGATTATTTTTTTTATCACTTCACTCTCTTCTCTATCTCTAGGTGCAAAATCAAAATCAAAACTGAACGTTCTCAATTGAACACCACCAAATAGTAGTTCCATGTTTGGATTCAAAACAGCTCCTGATTGTCTTGAAAGAATATCACCTGGTTCTACACTACCACCAAGTGCATTTACCGCTGCTGATGCAAAAATACTATTGATTGCTGATACTGAACCTTTATCAGAAACTATTGAGTTTATCGCTGTGCCTGTCTTCTCTCCCATTGTATTCATAGCTTTCCCTACACTATCAGCAGTTATACCCCCCATTGCGATTCCCAGACCAGCGGCAGCAAGACCATTTAAACTATTTTCACCCCATGTTACACCATTTGAATCAGTCACAGTCTCTGGTATCGGGAGAAATACATTACCAAGTATTGTTTCTTTATTTTTTTGGATTGCTTCAGAACTTGATCTTAATCGAAGAGGTTGTTGTTGTGTAGTTTCAAAACCAGGTGGTTGATATTCTAAAACTTGTATCTGCAAATAATCACTATCATTCTCTAACCTTGCCATCGGATATCTAAAATCACCAAATTTTCTTTTGTTTCCCGTTGCCATTATTGTTTTTTAGTTATTTAGCATGATATTACCAAAAGGTAACTCTCTCACGTCTGATAATTCATCAGGATTCACTTCATAAAGTTGTCCGACAAGTTCATTACTGGTATAATTACGATATTGCCCAATGTGTAGATTTATTCCTCGAAAACCCCACTCAAACACATCAGTGACTGCGACTAGAGGGTTTGAATCGAATTGAATGTTAGGAGTTTTAGCATTATATACGAATACGTAATATTTTCCCACATTTGGTGTTGAGGTTGCTGTGGTTTGAAGAGTATCTATCAATTCAATCATGATATCATCAGCTTCCTCTGTTCCGATCAGATTATCCACTACAGACCTGACTCTATTTTCTTTATCATCAGTTGGATAACTATTCATCTCTTGATACCTAACTCATCTTCTGTTAATACTTTAAATTCCCACATCCGATCTTTACAAAATTCTTCTGCTGCTTTCCATTTAGCTTGATTTCTTGCGTATTCATAGACCTCATAGATATAACCTTTCGTCTTTCTTTTTTTCATCTTCGGTTCTACAGTTTGTCTTTTTGGTTTGATTTCAATAATGTATCTTTTTATCTTTCCATTCTGTTCCTTTACCTTAATATAAAAATCAGGATAATATCTGTGTATTTTATTATCAACTGGAGAACGGTAAGGTAGCATGATTTCCTCACTTCCCCACTCAAGTATTTTAGTATGATTATCACAATAGACCATGAATTTTCTTTCCCAAAGTGACCGATAAATTATATTAGAGGGGTTACCTCTATACTTTTTCGGATTCGATGGTCTATATCTTCCCTTATATGACATCTAAATAGATAGTAAGACAAAATATAAAGTATTTAGATGGTTCGTCCTAGAAAAATAGCAGATATAAAACCAATACTGACTAATGTAGCACAAACATCTCATTATCAGGTGTTTTTTGATGGATTATCACAAGATCTTTTTAAATTTCTTGGAACTAAGGGTGTTAATAAAAGATTTATAACTGAAAACGCTGGATTGTTGTGTAGTCAAGCTTCTATACCAGGCAGTTCTTTAGCTACAACCGATATATTCGGTAATTTTACAGGTGTGCAAGAAAAATTTGCACATACTAGAATATTTACAGAACTTACATTAGAATTTTATGTAGATAAGGATTATAAAATGATTAAATTATTTGAGCACTGGATAGATTATATTGCAAGTGGTTCCGAAAAAACATCACCTATTGTTAGAAAAGATAATTTAGGTTATTTTTATCGAATGAGATATCCAAGAGGTTCATCTGGTTACAAATGTGATAAAACAAAAATTATAAAATTTAATTTGGATTATAGATCAGAAATAGAGTATACTTTCTTCGGATTATTTCCAATTAACTTTTCCTCCACACCCGTACAATATGGAAATTCTGATGTATTAAGATGTAATGTGACGTTTAGTTACGAAAGATACATATCTGGAAAGGAGACAAGTTTATCATTTAATAAGAATGAAAGTGAAAACTTGAAAGAGGGTTCAGTGAAGGGATTTTTCGTTGGTGATGATGGATCACGAGTTCCAATTAACTTTTCCAACTGACGAAATTCACTTTTTTATTCCAAAAATCGGGGAAAAAAAATTCGGCAAATTTTTTGCTCTGGGAGGATTTGTAAAAGTGCTATAAATAAAAATACTGAAGTGTTATAAACATTATGCCATTACCAAAAATTGCGACACCAACCTATGAGTTGGTTCTTCCTTCTTCTGATCGAAAAATAAAATTTAGACCATTTTTAGTAAAAGAGGAGAAGATTTTAGTTATTGCAATGGAATCTGAAGATCAAAAACAAATAACTAATGCGATAAAAACTGTCATTAATAATTGTATATTATCAAGAGGTATTAAAGTAGATAAATTATCAACATTTGATATTGAATATCTATTTTTAAATATAAGAGGTAAATCTGTAGGTGAAAATGTTGAAGTATTAGTAACTTGTCCTGATGATAATAAAACTCAAGTTCCTGTTATCATACCATTAGATGAGATAAAAATTGAAAAAAATCCTGAACATAAAAAGGATATTAAACTAGATGATAATCTTGTTATGAGAATGAGGTATCCATCTCTTAGTGAATTTATTAAATCTAATTTTGATTTTGATGGAAGCATCGGAGTAGATGAATCATTTGATTTAGTAATATCTTGTATAGATCAAATATACAACGAAGAGGAATCATGGACTTCTTCTGATTGCACTAAGAAAGAAATGTCAGAATTTTTAGAGCAACTAAGTTCAAAACAATTTAAAGAAATTGAAAAGTTTTTTGACACAATGCCTAAATTATCACATAAGATAAAGGTAAAGAATCCAAAAACAAAAGTTGAAAATGAAATTGTATTAGAAGGGTTATCATCTTTTTTCGAGTAGGTATGGCTCACACAAATTTAGAGTCATACTACAAAATTAATTTTGCTTTAGTCCAACACCATAAATACTCTTTGACAGAGATTGAAAATATGATTCCATGGGAAAAGGACGTATATGTTGCTCTTTTGGAACAATACATTGAAGAAGAAAATTTAAAACAAAAACAACAACGTGGCATCTAACATCTCACAAGATAAATTTTTTAATATACAAAGTAATCCTAATTTGGATGCGGCGGATACTGGTGTCGATTCAAGTGGTAAAATATTATCTAAAGAAGAAAGAAAAGCAATATTTAGAAGAAGAAGAATAAATCCAAAAAAAGTGTTTGGAGGATCTGGAGCAATTGTAAAGGTTGATAAATCTCCAAGTAAAACTCCGATGGGGGCATTAATTAAATCAGTATCCAATATACAAAATACAGTTCAAAGGATAACAAATTTTATCGCTACTGATGCTGAAAAAGAGAAAGAACAACAAAGACAGGATCAAAGAGATCAATTTGTTCAAGATGATAAAGATAGAAAAAAGAAAAAAGAGGGTCTTTTAGAGGGTATAGGTAAATCAATTGGGAAAAGTTTACTAAAACCTGTAGAAGCAGTTGGTAAAAATGTAAAAGGAATATTAGGTAGATTGGGTGATGCTTTCATGGCAATTTTTGGAGGATTTATTGCTAATAAAGGAATAAAAATGATTCAGGCGAAAATGTCTGGTGATACAGATACTTTTAAGAAAATGAGGAATGAAATGATAAAGGGTTTGGCAATTGTTGGAGGTATATTTCTTGCTTTAAATGGAGGATTACTTGCTTTACCTTTAATTATAAAGGGAGTTGTTCTTGCGGTTATTAAAATTGGTGCTGCTATACTAGCATTTTTAGCAAGTCCAGCAGGATTAATTGCTCTTGGAATAGCAGCAGGAATTGGTGTTTTGTTTGCGGTGAATAGAAGAAGAAAAGATGTTAATGCTGCACTTAACTCCAACAAACAAATGTTAAGAGATGCGGGTATAAAAGCATATAAAAAGGATGGAGCTCGTGTGATACGTAATGGGGAGGTGGTATTTGTTAAGACTGAGGATTTGACTGAGGGAGAAAGATCTGCAAGAGAAGCATTTGAGATAGAACAGCAACGTATAAAAAATGTTACGAAGGACAAGAATAAAGCAATTAGAGGGACTTTTGATAGAGTTACAAACGAAAGAGAGTCGATGAGTAATCCTGAATGGGCATCAATCATGGCTGTTGAGGATTTAGATGAAAGGAGTAAGTTAATCTCACAATTTAGGAAAGATACTCAAAACATTGTAAAGCAAGAAAAGAAAGAAATAAGAGCAAAATTCAATTCAAAGTATTCTCAAAGTGGTAATATGTCTCCAGCAAACGTGAAAAATAATATTTCAACATTAGAAGAGACTAAACCAGAAATTATTGACACCACCACCAATTCAGGGGGTGGGAACATGGTGAGTGGTGGTGATGATAAATTGTCTACTTCTTTACCTGACATATCTTCGTCAAATTCTGACAATAATTTTACATTATATTCACAAACTCAATATAACATGGTGATGTAAATGGCAGCAGTAGCAGCAATAGCAAAAATCGGAGCAAAAATTGCATCAAAATCAGCTGGTGTAGCAAAGGGTGTTGCGAAAAGTGTTAAGAGAAATGCTAAAATAAAAAAAAGAATTAGAGTTGCAAAGAAAAGATTTTTAAGAAAAAGAAGACAGGATAAATTAAGAAGAGACAAAGAAGCTCTTTTGGAGCAACAACAAACACAAAAAAATACGGAAGGAAAGAAATCAAAGGGTGGTGGTAAAAGTATTTTAGAGAGATTAATCTCACTTGTACAGGCACTCATTGTTGGATTTGTATTGAATAAACTACCAAAAATAATTGATTTCATAAAAAAAGTTGTAAAGATTATAAGAGACGTAGTAGATAAAATTAAAAACTTTTTTGATGGTGTTGTAGGTTTCTTTAAAGGTGTAGGTAAAGTTATATCTAATGCTTTTAATGCAATCACTAATTTATCATTTGATAAATTGAAAGAAAATATCACAGGTCAATTTGATAAATTAAAAAATGCTTTTTCCGAAATAAAAGATAAACTCTTAGGTGGAGTTAAAAGTTTTCTTGGATTAAAAAAGAAAAAACCGAAAAAAGAAATAAATAGAGAATTATCAGATAAAGATTTAAAGGATAAAGAACTTAAATCAAGTGTTGATGATATACAAAAAACCATGTCGTCAAAATCAAATGAATTTAATAATACCATAAAAACAATTGAGAAAGCGGGCACTGGTGTTGACATTGTTGGTCCTGAAAATTCTAATCTTACAGAACAAGTTGCATCTAAAATAAGTGTAGATGATGATGGAAAACCAACAAGTTTAAATATACCAAGTTCTGGCGGATCCTCTGGACAAACAAGTACATCAGATAACGTAACATCTAGTGGGGGAACTTCTAATTCTATGATAAGTCAATCTTCAACAAACACAGGTGATTCGTTAAATATTAGTGGTGTAAATAGAAAGGTTTCTGGAACATCTATAACACCATTAAGAAAAACAAAGACAAAAGTTGTACTTGTTGGAAATAAAGGATCGCAACTTCAAATGTCTCAAAATAAATCCTCACAGTCATTAACATTGACTGAATCAAATGATAACACGTTAAAAGATCATTCAGTATTAGCATTATCTTAATATGTCAGCATCAGAATCATCAAAATTTGAAGAATTATACATTGAATCGAATGATCAGGAGAGGACTGCTGATTTAAAATCAGGCATAGTGTCAATTGATTACTATGAGGATATTTTATCTCCGACTGTAACTGCTAAAATTAGAGTGATTAACACAGGTGATAGTATTTCTCAAAAAGATCCTACCAACCCAAAAAAGGTAGATGGTCCAAAACAATCAATATATAACGGACTTCCATTGAGAGGTGGAGAAAGAGTTGTGATGAAAATTTTAGATCGTGGTAAAACATTTGAAGGTAAGGATAAAACTGGATTAGATTTTTCTTCAGATCCATCAAAATATTTGTTTGTATCCAGTATAACTCAAGTTCTTCAAGAAACACAGAGAGAAAGTTTTTTACTTAACTTAGTATCAAGAGAAGCAATCACGAATGAAACAACAAGAGTTTTTAAAAGATATACTGGTATTATAAGTGAAACTGTTAAGAAAATTTTAAAAGATGTATTAGTGGTAGATGACTCAAGAGTTAAAGTAGAACCCACAGAACATGGATATGATTTTGTAGGAAATCTTCGAAAACCTTTTGCTACACTAGTAAGCTTAGCATCTAAATCAGTTCCCGATAAGTCTGGAGATGCTACCGCAGGATTTGTATTTTTTCAAACTCAGGACGGTTTTCAATTTTCTTCGATTGACACTTTAATAAACAAAAAATCAAAGGCAACATATATTTACACAGAAATTAATAAAAGTTCCACAACAAGAAATAACGACTTCAATATTTTACAATATACTATAGATAAAAATCAAAATTTAATTGAAAATTTAAGAATGGGGACATATTCTTTTAGTAGATTATCTTTTAATCCATTATCATTTGCCTTCTCACAGGAAACTTATAGTTATGGTCAAAAAAATTCAGATGAAAAAAGTAATAGAATGAGTAATTTAGGAACAAATAAACTTGAATTGCCAAAAATATCTGATGATGCATCTCTTACATTAGATCAACTTCCAACAAGAGTTGTATCTCAAATTGTTGATGTTGGTGCAACAGTGGGTATATCTACTGACGACAACTATTCACCTGATAAGTATCAAGGTCAAAATATTGTAAGATATAATTTATTGATGACACAGAGTGTTAGTATGACTGTGCCTTGTAATACAGATTTGAGAGCTGGGGATGTCATCACCTGTGAGTTTCCCAAGATTTCGAGGGAGGATTCTTCTGAGATAGATTCTGAAACGAGTGGTAAATATATGATAAAGGAGTTATGTCATCATTTTGAAGCAAAGAGATCATTTACATCATTAAGATTGGTAAGAGATACATATGGTTTATACGGAGGTGAATCATGATAGATGAATCATTATTTAAAAGTAACTTTGTAGGAAAAGATGGTTTTCGTTGGTGGGTTGGTCAAATTGCACCATCAGAAGCTCAGGCAGAACAACTTGCTCCTAAAAAAGGCACTCCATCATGGGGTAATCGTCTTAAAGTTCGTATAATGGGATATCATCCCTTTTCAAAGGCAGATCTGCCAGATGAAGATCTACCTTGGGCTAACGTTATGATCCCACCAACATCAGGAACTGGTGGTGCTAACTTTCTTAAATCAATAGCTTTAAGACCAGGTGATGTAGTTGTTGGATTCTTTCTTGATGGTGAAACGGCACAACAAGCAGTTATACTAGGAGCATTTGCCAGAACGGGTGATGTTCCACAAGATTTACCATCTGAATCACTAGGATTTTTGCCATTTACAGGTTATACTGATAAAATTCCACCCCCTAGTGGCACATTAGATACTGGAGAAGAAGGAGATACAAATACTGAATCAGGTAAATCTCCAGTCACAACTGGTGGTAAGAAAATTGAAGAAAAAAATAAAAATAAAAAAGAGGGAGAAAAGAAAGATATATCTGCTTCATCTACATTAGGCAAGACAATAGTTCCAGCTGATGCCTGTGCTGATAATTTTGTTGGAAAAGTTTCTTCTAGTTTAGATAACTTACTATCAGGAGTTGGAGAGGGCACTGATTTTTTATCTGATGTTGCTAGTGTTACAAAGGAAATACAATCTATGTCAACGGGAGCTGTTTCTGCCATGACAGAAACTGTTTATTCAGAGATGATTCCTGTGATTCAGGGTGGTCTTGAAAATTTATATAATTCTGTTTTACCTGTTGCGGGTCCAGTAGCAGCAGTTGAGGCACAAAAGGCGATGATACCACAAGTAGCAGCACTACAAGGAAATTTGGAATGTTTACCAGGTAAAATAGTGGATGGTTTGGGAAAAACTATTCGTGGAATGATTGAACAGGCAGTTTTTGAAGTTGTTGACACGGGAACATGTATCACCGAACAATTAGTTGGATCATTATTAAATGGTATAACAAATGATATTGCCTCATCTTTAGATGCTCCACTTGAGGGACTTAGTGATATCATACCTAAAAGTTTTAAAGTTCAAGATGTTCTTCGAAGTTCATCTAATTCATTTAAATCTATTGGTGAAGTATTGAGTTGTAATCAATCAGGTGGAAAATGCGTGGGACAAATAAAAAAATTATCAATTGGATATGGTCCAACAAGATCTTTTGATTTGAAAGATACTTATGATAATGTTCTTAAAAATATGAATATTGCTGATACACTTGGAGCAGATAGTGGACCTATTACAAAACCTGATTGTGCTACAAAAACTTTCTGTGGTCCACCAGTAGTAAGTTTCTTCGGTGGTGATGGTATTGGTGGAGCAGGTAGGGTCATACTCGGAGGTATCGTAGACAATACCGAAGGATTGTCAGATGTAACTGCGGATATTAGTCGCACTGCTAGTATAATCGGTGTTGAGATAACAGATCCTGGTTCATCATATTTCACATCACCTCCTGTTGTAAGTTTTGATGATCCATGTGGAAAAGGATACGGTGCAGTTGGTAGAGCAATCGTAGATTTAAATCCAAATTCAAAACAATATGGGCAAATAACAGGAGTTGATATTATTTCAGATGGGGAAAATTACCCTAACTCCACCACTGATGAAGTCATTAATTCTGAAGAAACACCAGTAGGAGTAATTGATACAAAAATCACTGATGGTGGTGGTGGATATGAAATAGATACGACCACAGCTTCCGATGGAGATGTTGAATATAGTTTGATAATTGATGATGGAAAAATTATATCTGCCGTACCGATAAATAGAATTAATGTTACTGAAATACCTAAGATAGTTGTATCTTCACCAACTGGAGTTGGAGCACTGATTAAACCGATTCTTGGTGAACTACCTCTAAATCCAGAAGGAGAAATCTTACAGGTTATTGACTGTGTTGGACCAGAAACAAATAATCTTGTCGGATATGTAAATGGTAAACCATATTTCGGACCTTTCCACCTTCATCCAACAAGAGGTGTAAAAATGGTCGGAGCTGTTCATAAATCAACACCTCACGAAATCATATATGATACACCACAAGAAAGTTTTGATCCAAACATAATAGGTGTTGCTTCCACTACAACTGTTCGAGAAGTATCCACAGATCAACCATCTATAACTTCTACATCACCAATGATAGATAACACTTCTACCTCACCGACATCACCAAGTAGTCCACCACCTAGCACACCACCAAGTAGTCCACCTTCAGGTGGTGGATATGGAGGAGGTTACTAATGGCAGAAAAACCAAATCAAAATTGGGAAGCTAGAATGATTGATAGTCGAGGACCAAAGTTCCGACTTGATGTTAATAATCCTCAAATGGGTGAAGATGGTGCAAATGTTTTTTTACTATATGCGGTAACTGATAATAAAGAAACACATTTTTCTGCATTGAGTGAATCAGGAACTTATCGTCTTCATAATGAGAGAACAATAGAAATTGTCGCAGGTTCAAAAAATAATTCAAGTGATACAGGAATATTGATTCACTCTGATAAAGGAGATATTGTTATAGATGTTGGAAAAAATGGAGATGTGAGAATATCAGGGAGAAGTGTTATTGTTGATGCAAATGAAGATATTGATTTAAAGGCAGGAAGAAACATCACCTTAAATGCTGGATCAAGAATATTGCTACGGGGATTAAGAGTTGATGCGTTTGGTTTCTTGGGTAATTTAGTGGCAAATACAGTGGGAACTTGGTTGCAACAAATATTTAAACCAACATTTGTTGGTGATGATTACCTTCGCAATCCACCAACTGGTGATAAATTTCTATCAAAATCAGTTGTACCAGGTGTGGGTGATAGTCCAATTGATACGGAAAGTTCAAAAGGAGAACAATAATGTCGAATATATCAGTTACAGGTAATGAAGCACAATTTAATGAGAAGGTAACTTTCTTAAAAGAAGTTGATATAAAGGGCACACTTTCCGTACCAGAAACTCAAGAGTTAAATCTTAAAAAAGTAATAACACCTGATGTAGAGGGAAGTCCTAATCTACAAATAACAGGTGATAGTATTACCATATCTGGTGAGACAACTTTTTTAAATCAAGTTAATTTCCAAGAAGCTCTATCATTTCCAAATTTAGAAATAAGAGATCTATTTAAAGTTGGCACGGGTGGAACGGTAATAACTGCGGACTCTAGTTTAAATCCTGGTAAAGTTGGTATTGGAAGCACTCAACCAAATGAATTACTTGATGTATTTGGTAAGGCAAAAATAATTGATTTAGACCTGACAACTCTAAATGTATCTGGTGTATCAACTTTTGTGGGAGTATCCACATTTAATAGTCAGATATTTACAAATAAAATATCAAACGTAGGTATAATAACTTCAAATATGATTCACCTCACAGGTGGATCCTTTACTGCACCCGCTGCTGGTGGTGATACAAAAAATGATACTGCGATAGTTGTTAATGAAAACTTTGGTATTTATTCACTAGAACAAGCAGATGTTGATGACAAATTCCTAAGAAATATCCTAGAAAAAGTTTCTGATGTCATCAATATAGGAGAAACAAATACTGGACTTATTTCTGGTATA